AAAAATGTCTGTCACCGCAACAAGAGGATTCTGATCATATTGTATGTTTGGTGTTTTAGGTATGTATATAAAAATATAGTATTTTCCGACTTCAGGAATAGTTTCATAAGAATCACTCACGGCGTCCATCAATTCGACCATTAAGTCATCAGGATCTTCACCACCTATTAAATTATTTACGACACCTCTGACACGATTTTCATTATCATCGGTTGGATACATCATTGGCGGATACCTAAATCATCCTCTGTCATGATCTTAAATTTCCATTGACGATCTTCACAAAATTCTTGTGCAGATTTCCACTTTGCCTGATTCTTTACATATTCCTTTACTTCATAGATGTAACCCTTTGTTTTTCTTTTCGGAACTTTTGGTTCTGAAACTTGTCTTTTGGGTTTAATCTCGACCAAATATTTTTGTATCTTATTACCTTCTTTGACCTTTATATAAAAGTCTGGGAAGTAACGATGAATTCTATTATCAAGAGGTGATTTATATGGAAGAGCAATTTCTTCACTGCTCCATTCCAAAACATTTTCATTCTTATCACAGTAAACCATAAACTTTCTTTCCCACAAAGAACGATAAATTACGTTCGTTGGGTCACCTTTGTATTTCTGAGGATATGAAGGTTTATATTTTCCTTTATATGACATCTAAATACTTAATAATCTAAGTCGGCATATTTTATTTAGATGACGATATCAAGAAAGAAAATAACAGATTATGTTTCAACCATTGCTAATGTTGCTCAAACATCTCATTACCAAGTTAATTTTCTTGGATTGAGTCAAAATAAGTCTCTCATGGATTATTTGGATGTGCAAGGTGTTGATAAAGATTTTATATCTAGAGAAGCGGGTCTTCGTTGCAGTAGTGCATCGCTTCCTGGTAGTTCTCTTGCCACGGCTAGCATAGAGGGTAATTTTCAGGGTGTTCAAGAAAAAATGGCACACTCTAGAATTTATACTCAATTAGATTTGGAATTTTATGTTGATCGTGATTATAAAATGGTAAGATTTTTTGACTGTTGGATTGACTATATTGCTGGTGGTAATACGAGTGTTTTTAATTATGGTGATTCTGCTGAAAAATTAAAACCTAATTATTATTATAGAATGACATATCCGAGAGGAAAAAAAGGTTATAAGTGTGATAGTGTAACGATTACAAAATTTGAAATTGATGATGGACCAGAATTGCAATATACATTTTTTGGAATGTTCCCTGTAAATGTGACATCAATACCAGTTCAATATGGAAACTCTGATGTATTGAGAATGAACGTCACTTTTAATTATGAAAGATATGTAAAAATGAAACCGAAGAGCATACCGGTTAGTGGGTCTGTGGAAGCAGAAGAATCAGTTCTTGATAGACCATATAAAGGACCTGAACCTGATTTTCCTAGTAACAATGATGATCTTTTCCCATATGAGATGGAGCAAAAGAGACTTAGACAACAAAGGAGACTTTCTGGTGGAGCTAGATTACGATCTTTAGGTATCTAAATAATCAAAACTGAACTATTTGGGTTGTTATGCCTTTACCAAAGATTGCGACACCGACGTATGAGTTGGAACTTCCGTCAACAGGAAAAAAGATTAGATACAGACCTTTTCTTGTAAAAGAGGAGAAGATTCTTATCATTGCGATGGAATCTGAAAATCAGAAAGAAATTGCCGATGCCATTAAAACCGTAATCGGTAATTGTATCTCTACAAGAGGAATCAAAGTTGATGAACTGTCAACCTTTGATATTGAATATTTGTTTTTAAATATTCGCGGAAAGTCTGTTGGTGAAACCGTCGAGGTTATGATTACATGTCCCGATGATGGGGAAACACAGGTTCCTGTTTTCATTCCTCTTGATGAAATCAAAGTACAGAAAAATTCCAAGCACAACAGAGACATCAAGTTAGATGATAATCTTGTCATGAGGATGAAATATCCGTCTCTTTCCGAATTTATCAAAACTAATTTTATTGAAGAGGGTGGAGTCGGAGTCACAGAATCTTTTGATTTGATTTCGTCTTGTATTGATCAAATTTTTAATGAAGAAGAATCTTGGAGTGGATCTGATTGTAGCAAAAAAGAACTCTCCGAATTTATTGAGCAGTTGACATCTCAACAATTCAAAGAAATTGAATCATTCTTTGAGACTATGCCAAAGTTATCTCACAAGGTAAAAGTTACCAATCCTAATACTAAAGTAAAGAGTGACGTTGTTTTAGAAGGGTTATCAGCTTTTTTCTCATAGGTATGGCTCATACGAATCTTGAGTCATACTTTAAAACTAACTTTGCCTTGATGCAGCATCATAAATACTCATTGACAGAGCTTGAAAATATGATTCCTTGGGAGAGGGAGGTATACATAGGACTTCTACAAAATTATATTGAAGAGGAAAATCTAAAGGCACAACAAAAGAATGGCATTTAGTAGTCAGATATTTAAGGCACCTACTTTAAAAACAACTCCAAAGTTGAAGAAGACGATGGTATCTTCTTCTGTGTTTTCTGGTGTAAAATCTGCTAATATTGCCAAAGTTAATTATGGTGGACTTGCAAAGGCAATTGGTTCACAACCAAAAGCAATTGATGTAGAAAAAATATCTGCTCCCATAGAGAGTCCACTAGCAGGTATTGTTTCCGATTTACAAAAAGATGTTCTAGATCTTAAAAAATCTTTTGTAAAGTTAGAAGAAAGAGATTCGACTGGATCTAAAGATCAGTTAAAAATACAAAAGTCATTTGAGACTCTTGTCACATCCTTGAATACTACTGGAGTAGTATTAAATCAACTTACAGACTATCTGGTAACTGAGAGTAAACTAGAACAGCAGTTATTAAAAAAGAAAGATAGAGAAGAAAAGAAAGAGGAAGATAGATTAAAAAAAGAAAATAAGGAAAAATCACTAGAAAAAGATGGTCGAGGATTAAGAAAAACTTTATTAAGACCAGTAAGTTTTGTAGCAGGAAAAGCTAAAAACATATTTGATACTTTTAAAGAAGTACTGACATTATTATTCTTTGGATGGTTAACGGATAAAGGTTTTCTTGCCTTAGAATTGTGGAAGAAAAAAGATGAAGAAGGTCTTCAAAATCTTGCCAGAGAAGTAGGTAAGGCAATACTAGGTTTTGGTAGTTTAATGTTCCTTATGTCTGGTGGAATACCTTCCATCATAGGAGCCATAGGTGCCGGTATACTTTCTACATTAGGAATTCGTACTGCCATTGGTAATTTCTTCAAAGGATTTAGAAGACAAGTACCGCCAAAACCTGGTGGAGGAACTACCGGAGGTGGACAACCTGGAACGCAGGTTCCTGGTGGTGGAAGAACAATGACACCAGGACAGATAAGTAGATCCAACGATTCTTTTGCTAGGTATACTGCTGGAAGAGCTAATATTGGTGATAGACTGAGATTAATTAGACAGGGTAAACTTGGACTAGGAGCACTATTTACGACAGGAGGGTTTGATCAATCGGGTGCTTTAAGGGCAGTTAAACCGTCTACTCCCTCTGTTCCTGTCAAACCAACAGGACCTGGTGCATCATCAAGAAGATTATTGCAAGGAGCAAAAGGTTTAAAAAATATTGCAAGACCCGGTGCAGCTTCGTTATTGTTTGCAGGATTTGATTATGCTAATAGAACAAGTTCCGGTCAAACACAAACACAGGCAATTGCTGGAACTGCTGCCGGTGCCACCGGAGGTATTTTGGGAGGAATTGGTGGAAAACTGGGAGGAACTGCGGCAGGTGGCGTTGCCGGTGCCGTCATAGGTGGAATACTTGGATCAGTTATTCCTGGAGCAGGAACACTAGCTGGTGCTGCTCTTGGTGCTAAATTGGGTGCTAGTTTTGGTGGAGTAACAGGAATGTTTTATGGTGGATTAAAAGGTTCTGAGGCAGCATCAAAAATTGCTGACGGTCTTACTGGTGCCGATAAAAAATATGATCAAGTAGAACCAGAAAGAAAAAAGAAAAAAACACAATCAATATTCCCAGATCCTACAAGTGCAATACCTTTCAAAGAGTTAGGAGCAGAGCAATATCTATTAGCATTTAATCCGGTTACTAGTGCTTTAATTTGGGCAAAGGGAGATTTTGGGAAAGGAAGTAATACCACTCTAAACTTATCACAAAATCAAAATCCAAAGAGTTTCAGTAATTTGTTTGGTTTTCCTGGAGGATTGCAAAAACAAATGTATCAAGGACCAACTAGTGTTTTTAGTCCATCAGCACAACCTACTCTTCCTTCTAATAATCCAATTCCACCAGCACCATCTATCGAGGAAGAACCTGAAGTGATTATACAAACAGTTCCTAGACCGACACCACCTGTAAGTGCAGATCCAGTATCGGGATCTGAAGTTCCTGATATTTCATCAAGTAATCCTAGCAATTTCTATACAATGTACTCTAAAGTACAATATAATGTGGTAGCATAAGATGAAATTGTTTACTAGGTCAAAAACTAGATATTCTACTTTCTCTGATCAATTAGAGAAGGCAAAGGAAAGTGCAAGTTCTATTTCAAAGTCTACGACTATTCTTAAGAATACCTTTATAAAGAGGAGTAAATTAAAAAGAAAGTCATATTTAAATCAACAGAAGAGAGAAAAAATAAAAAAAGAAAAAACTCAGAGGTCTGTTAAAGAAAAACAATTAGAGAAACCATCAGCAGGTTTTAAAAGTTTCTTGGGATCTACCGGTAGTAAAATAAAAAAAGCATCTGGTAATGTTTTTGAAGCGATCATGTACTTATTAATCGGATGGTTGATCAATAAACTCCCGGAAATTATTGAAGGTGTAAGAAAAATTTATGGTAGAATTAAAAGGGTAGTCAATGTATTAAAATCATTCATCGGGAATGTAAAGAACTGGTTTGCCGGGATTGGTGATGTTGTCAATCAGGCAACAGAAAACTTTAGAAATTTTGATTTCTTAGATAGTGAAGGTAAATTAAAGGCTAAGTTAGAGGAATTAGAAAATTCCTGGAGTGCGATTCAAAGTGACATTGAAAATGGTAAAACTCTTCTGACGACACCATTGAGTGATGAGGACCTTGATGATAAACAAACACCATCCGGAGATTTATTTGATATAATTGCCAGTGGTGAGGGTGATTATAATTCTGTGAATAGAGGTCGTGCAGGTGATAGTCCTGGTGGTGCCTCTAGATATTTTGGTAAGGATCTGACTCAGATGACTGTCGGTGAGGTTATGGAACTTCAAGGATCTGGTCAATTATTTGCTGCTGGTAAATATCAGATTATTCCAAAAACAATGAAAGGATTTGTATCCTCTTCCAACATCAGTATGACTGATTTATTTGATTCCA